TCTAAAATACCTGTCAGCGTATCTTTTGATGGCGGCATCAGCACTTGGTCTGGCTTACTTGACCTTGCTCTTGAATCTAAACACGTAATCAAACCTAAGAATGGTTGGTATCAACGTGTTGATTCTGATGGTGTCGTTGAAGAAAAGAATTACCGTGAGAAAGACACCGATACCAAAGACTTCTGGATGCCTATTCTGAAACAGAAATCCTTCCGTGATTTCATTGAGAACAAGTACCGTGTGGCATCTGGTGAGATTATGACAAGCAACATTGATGAAACATTTGATGTTGAAACTATGAATGGAGTTTAAAATGGTTGAAGGAATTGATTACTGCTACATCTATCCAAAGGATGATAAAACGGCAGTCAACATTAAATTTTTGGAAGGACATTACAAAGATACTATATTCAAATATGGTAAGGTAAAGTTTAAGGAAGAAAATGACCAGGTCTATTTACTTTTTGCTTATGATGTGTTAGAATCACCTGTAATGAAGCCAGCAAAGCTGGAAAAGAACGACACATTTAAGAATTATATTGGTGACTTATTGGTAGAAATAATGTCATCTAACATTGAACAGGAAGTAATTGATGAAGCTGGAACAGACGATATTAAAGAACCTAATCTATAACGATGATTACCTACGTAAAGTATTACCATTCATAAAGGCTGAGTATTTTACCGACAGAACTGACAGGACCCTTTTTAATGAGATTACATCATTCACAGAATCTTACAATTCTCCACCAACGGTTGAAGCACTTGCATTGGCCGTCAAAGAAAAACGAAATCTCACAGATGAGGAAGTGGAGAAGTGCGAAACTTATCTCCAAGAGATTGAGAAAACTAAAGGAGAAGAATCCAAGATTCAATGGCTTGTTGACAAAACCGAACAATTCTGCCAAGAAAAGGCCATATACAACGCTGTATTGGGGTCTATTTCTATTCTCGATGGAAAAGACAAGACCAATGACAAAGGTTCGATTCCCAAAATATTATCGGACGCCTTGGCGGTAACCTTTGATACATCAGTTGGTCACGATTACCTTGAAAACTCCGATGAACGATATGAATTCTATCACAGAAAAGAAGAAAGAATTCCATTTGACCTTGATATCTTTAATCAGATAACCAAAGGTGGTTTACCAAAGAAAACACTGAACATTGCTCTTGCAGGAACTGGTGTTGGTAAATCATTATTCATGTGTCACGTTGCGGCTGGTGCCATGGTAATAGGAAAGAATGTCTTATACATCACCATGGAAATGGCTGAAGAAAAGATTGCTGAACGTATTGATGCCAATATGTTGAATGTCACCATTGATGACCTTATGAGTTTACCGAAAGATATGTATGATAAAAAGATTTCTAAACTACGTGAAAAGACTGTCGGTAAACTTATCATTAAAGAGTATCCAACAGCGTCTGCAAGCAGCATACATTTTCGTGCCTTACTCAATGAACTTAATCTTAAAAAGTCTTTCGTGCCTGATATTATTTTTATTGATTACCTCAATATATGTTGTAGTTCAAGAATTAAGGCAGGAGCCAACGTCAATTCATATTCCTACGTTAAATCCATCGCCGAGGAGTTGCGAGGTCTTGCCGTTGAGTTCGGAGTACCTATTGTTTCTGCGACACAAACAACTAGAAGTGGATTTACTTCTTCCGATCCCGGACTTGAGGACACAAGTGAGTCTTTTGGTTTGCCGGCAACCGCAGATATGATGTTCGCATTGATTTCTTCCGAAGAACTGGAAGAACTTGGCCAGATTATGGTCAAACAGTTGAAGAATCGTTATGCAGACCCAACTTTCCATAAGAGATTTACATTGGGTATTGACCGTGCCAAGATGAGACTGTATGATGTTGAACAATCGGCACAAGAAGGTTTGGCTGATGCAGGTCATACAGATAAACCATTGAATACATTTGGTGACCGTGAAAAACCACAGAAAAAACAATTTACTGGATTTAAGGTATGAACACAAGACAAATCAAAGAAGTAAAAATCAATTTCAATAAAAGTTGGGATCCACAGAAATGTGATATACTGTTAAAATATGATCCTAAATCCAAAATGGGTTTTAGTGTATCTATTGTTGCAGTTGATTCAGAACCAAAGGTTACCAGTTTAGAAGAAGCAAACGAAATACTAAAGAAATTTAAATTATGAAATTAGAATTTGATGATGCAGTACATTGTGCTAAAGTATTTGAAGATTACTTTGGCAACTTTGACCGTATTGATGAATATATGCGTGACCAGAAATTGAATTCTCTGGCTGAACTGCCATCTAATCCTTTGTTTCCGATTGAAGATGAATTGTTTCAGTCCTTCACCATGCATCCAAAAGATATGGATTTTGAAGTTGTTGAAATAGATAATGATACATGGACCAATCTATTAAACATCACCTCATCACATGTTAATATTCCACCTGTTGGTCGTAATGTCAAGTTGGCCGTGCGTGAGAAGAACACAGGAAAGTATGTAGGATTCATCCGGCTTGGTTCACCAGTAATCAACTGTAAACCCCGTAATGATATGCTTGGACAAGTGTTTACACAGAATCCTGCTTGGGGTAAACGATTCAATAACTCTGCAATGATGGGTTTTGTTATCGTACCTGCACAACCATTTGGTTATAATTACCTTGGTGGTAAACTTCTGGCTGCAATCTGTACATCACATGAGGTTCGTGAGATTGTGAATAAGAAATATGATATGAATCTTTGTCTGTTTGAAACAACAAGTCTCTATGGAAGTTCCAAGACTGTTTCACAATATGATGGTATGAAACCATATATCAGATATAAAGGTCTTACTGATTCTGATTTCTTGCCTATGATGCACGGTAAACCTTATTCTGATTTGCGTGATTTCGTCCAAGGCAAGGTTGGACCTTTGGTTGAGGATGATGCTTCTAGTAAGAAACTAAAAATCTCCATGAAGATTATATCACTCACTAAAGCATCACTTAAAGGTACTCCTGAAGGCGGCACATTCCAAGCAACGATTGAGAAGGCTAAAGGGTTGACAGAGCAGAAAAGATATTATACTAGCGATTATGGTTACAAGAACATGGTTGACTATGTAAACTGTAAGACGGACGTGCTTATTCCTGGTGAAAACTATGAAAAACACAATCTGGTAAACTTGATTGAATGGTGGCGAAATAAGGCTTGCAATCGGTATGAAACTCTATATAATGAAAAACGGTTAAAATCCGAACTAGAGATTTGGACTTCTGGAAAGGACATCCAAATTATTAGATAAATACTTTCTTTGAGAGTTATTCATGGCCTATACTTTTTTTCCAAAAACTGCAACAGAGATTAAACAAACACTAAAAGGTGATAAAGCAAAGATAGATGAAATCATCAATGTCTTTGCTTATTTAAAAGATAAATTCAAGAAAGTTGAATCACCCATCAACATTGATCCTGCATCTATATCTAAGATTAATGTCACAAGAGATTTACAGACTGATATAGACCTTGCAAAAATAAAAAGAGAAGCAAAAGTAACTAAAATAACCATGAAATTTGGTTCTGGATCATCTGGCGGCCGAGGTGTACAGAACAAAGGTAATGCATATGAAGGACAATTAGCTGAAGCTATTACGCAATGGTGGGGTGGCAATAAAATTGATGATGTAAAATTAGCACAAGCAGTTGATGATATTGTAAAATTACACAAACTTAATAAATGTAAAAAACTTGAAGTTAAAATGGTTGGTGAATTAAACAACAAAAGACCATTTATTTTTTCACCACAAGTTTTAATTTCATCCAAAATACCAATAACTGATAATAATTTGGGGCCAGTTGTTACCGATGTTACTTTGGTATGTGATGGTAAAAATGAAATATATTTGAGTTTGAAAACAGGTGGTACAGTTACATTTTTTAATTCTGGTATTCGTACTGTTCTTTCACCTCAAGAAATTAAAAGTGGTAGAATTACCAATAAAGATGGTTTGAAAATTTTGAATATGTTTAATATCAATGATGCTCTATTTTGTGATATCTATAATGGTAATCTAAAAAAAGGATATGTTGAAGATGTTTGGAAAACAATGTCACAGAAACAAAAAACTGAACTGAAAAACTTTCTAATTTCAGGTGTAGGCCACGGTTATACTATTGTGCATAAACTGACTGGTAAAACAGAAGTATATGAGATTGATAAAAAATATATGACAGAGGCTGCAACGCCTACATCTTGTAATGTATATTATGGAGGTAAATCAGGATTGGGTAAACGAATTGACATGGAAATTGAAACAGGTCATTACATTCTTAAATTAAACATACGTGATACACAAGGTGGTGATGGATATCCCACTCGTATGATGTGTGACTACTCTTACAAATAATTATGCCACTAACAGACTTTGATAAAATTATGAAAGAATACCAGGATCTGGAAGATGATTTTGGATTTTCTGCTGTATCCGAAGAAGAATACAATTCGGTAATCAACAAGACAGCCGAAACTGCTGATGATTATAAAACACGACTAGCGGAAGTGGAGAAGATGATTATCCCTTTCCTAAAGAAACTACATAGTACAGGTGATAAGGAATATATCTACTGGCCTAACCGTAAACCTGCAATTGAAAAACAAATAGAAAAGATATTAAAACTAACTAGAGGTTGATTATGAGTGCTACTGTGATTATACCAACTACGGGTGTACCGGAGTTGAAAGGGGCTGTTCAATCCGTACTTGAACAAACCTATGAAACAAAATGTTATGTTGTTGCTGATGGTATCAAGCATCATTCCAAAACAAGAATCATTACAGATGATTTTCTTTCCAGAAAGAATTTGGAAAGATGTTATCTACCCATCAATGTCGGTGCCAACGGATTCTATGGCCACCGAGTCTATGCTGCTTTCACACATTTAATTGATACCGATTATGTTCTGTATTTGGACCAAGATTGTTGGATGGAACCAGAACACGTAGAAACGTGTATCAACACAATCAAAGAAAAGAAACTTGATTGGACATATTCCCTTAGAAAAATATCTGATAAAGATGGTAATTACATCACCAATGATGACTGTGAATCACTTGGTAAATGGCAAACTTATCATGGAGTTAATCATATAGATACTAATTGCTATTGCCTTAAAACAGAAATTGCGATAAAATTGGCACAAGTATGGCATGGTGGTTGGGGACAAGATAGAGTTTGGTTATCAGCTCTGTCACAATACTTTCCCAACTATGATTGTACTGGTAAGTATACAGTGAACTATAGAGTAGATGGAAATCCAGGTTCTGTTAATGCAGACTTTTTCCATAATGGTAATAATATAATGAAACAAAAATATAATGGAGTTTTCCCATGGCGAAAAATTTAATCATCGGTGCTTTTACAGGATACAATTACAATCAATTAAAACCTTGGGTTGAATCCATTGAAACTTGTGGTTTCAAAGGACATAAAGTAATGATTGTTGGTGATGCATCAGATGATACTTGTGAACATCTTATACATCATGGTTTTGAATTAATTGCGATGCCAAAAATCAATGCACCAATTCATGTTGCAAGATTCTGGTCAATATATGATTATCTACATCGTACTCCAATATATGATATCGTTGTAACCACCGATGTTAAAGATGTTTATTTCCAAAGAGATCCATGTAATTGGATTACCAATAACATGGGTGATAAGTCTTTAGTGGCTGGTTCGGAATCTATTCGTTACCAAGATGAACCATGGGGTAATGAAAACTTACTTCAAACTTACGGACCAGATGTTTATAATAGGTTCAAAGGCAATACCATTTTTAACGTAGGAACGTTTGGTGGTAAATCTCATTATGTTAGAGATATGTGTTTCAACATATTCACTAATGCAATCAACAGGCCAATTCCTATCGTTGACCAGGCGGTCTATAATGTGTTACTGAACACACAGCCATATAAAGATAGTGTAATGTTTACCGACCAAGAAGATGGCTGGGCAGTACAACTTGGTACAACTGGTGACCCATCAAAGATAAATCAATTCAGACCGTTCTTAACTGAACCAGAACCTATCTTTGATTATGAAAATAAAATTATCACAACAACGGATTATGTACCACATTGTATTGTACATCAATATGACCGTGTACCAGTTTGGAAAAAGTTGGTGATGGAAATGTTCGGTCAGGAAGACTCTAATCAATTTTTTACATATAGGACTACATAATGATTGATAATTATAGAATGATTGAACCAGGTCATTGGTTTCAAATTGAAAAGACCGGTGAACAGATGCAATACAATGCTCAATACATGAACTATTACACAAAGATGGATGAATCTATGTCTGCATTGCGGACAGAACTATTAAGCAAGTATGTTTCATTTGAATCGGTTTGTGACTTTGGTTATGGTGACGGCAAGTTTTTAAATTATGTTCGTAAATATAAAGGCAATACAGTCAAGTGTTATGACCATGATATTTCTAACTTCCCATTAGATGATGGTATTGAATTTGTTGCTGATATGAAAGATGCTGATGTTGATGTGGTTACATTCTTTGATTCAATCGAACATATTGCAGAACCAAATATACATGAATTTTTAGGTTCAATCAAAACAAAGAACGTAATGATTTCATTACCATGGATGCATGAACGTATGGGTGCTGAGTGGTTTAGAACATGGAAACACCGTAAAGAGAATGAACATTATCATCACTTTGATGCACATGGTCTAATCCAATTGGTACACAAAGCCGGATTTACGCCGATACATATTTCAAATGACGAAGATAAGATTCGTAAATCTGTATCTTATTTACCTAACATCTTAACAATTATTGCGAAAAAATTATGAGTGATATTAGTATTGTAACAGCATTTTTTGATATTGGCCGTGGTGATTGGACACCTAGTAAAGGTCTACCACATTATCTGGAAAGAAGCACAGAAACATACATTGAAAGATTTTCACACCTGTGCAAATTAGAAAATGAAATCGTTGTATTGACTTCCGAAAACTTGGTTGAAAGGTTGAAAGAAGTTTGTGCTGATAGAATGGATAGAACTAAAATTGTTGCCTTTGATGTGCAAAAACAATTTAAATCAATGAGAGAATCAATTGAACGTGTTCAGAAAAGTTCCGAATTTAAAAATGCAGTTGTGCCATCACAATCAAAGAATCCAGAATATTGGAATCCAGATTATGTTTTGGTAACTGATTTGAAAGCTTACTTTACACACTATGCAATTGGAAAGAATCTAACATCTAATGATATGGTTGCATGGATTGATTTTGGTTATTGTCGTTCGGTAGAGAATATACCACCAAGCAAGAAGTGGTCTTATGATTTTGATGCAGAGAAAATTCACTTATTCTCATACAAAGACTTTGACAGAAAGACACCAGTATCTCAGGCAATTTTGTCAAATGATGTTTACATTCTTGGTGCAAAAGTTGTGGCACATAAATCTTTGTGGCCTACTTTAGAAGGATTGATGCGTGAATCTTTCAATCAATTATTGGAGAACAATCTGGTTGATGATGACCAAGGACTTTGGCTCGTTTCTTACTTGTTACATCCACACATATTTGAATTACACAAAATACCTGACCATCAATTAGGACACGACCCATTTGTTCTATTCAATTCATTTAATGAAACACTATGAGTCAAGGTTACTTTCTAATTGCTTTAGGCCAAAGATATATCCTTGAGGCCTCACTTCTAGCAAATACAATTAAGAAACACGATACAACCAGACCTATTTGTTTGTTGATTAATCCAGAAGATTTAGATTATGCAAAGTCTTTTGGTTGTTTTGATGAATATGCTCCATTTGATCCAACAGCAGATGAAGAAACTTATAAAGATTGTAATAATAATTTTGAGAAATTTTGTATCTATGCCAGAGTAAACTTTGATAGGATTCTACCTTACGATGAAACAATCAATTTAGACAGTGATGTATTGTGTCAATACAATCCAGACCATCTTTGGGATTACTTGGCCAATTCTGAATTTCCTGTCAGAACATTAGGCAAGAAAAGATGTGATGCACATTGGCATTGGAATCAAGGATACAATATCTCAAACATTGTAGGTAAACATATACCTGCTGTCCATTGTGGGTTCATATATATTAGAAAGAGTAAAATTACAGATAAGTTTTATGCATCGGTTAGAGAAAAGTTTTTGAATTATGACAAGTATGGATGTAAAAGATTCTTTAGAGGATCCAGAACAGAAGAAGCTTGCTATTCATTAGCATTCTCTGAGTTTGATGCCAGTCCAATTGAATACCATGAATATCCTGTAATGACATTCAACTTAGACAAGAACGAAGTTTTACCATCAAAGAAACAAATATTGATTGATGATAATAATGTTCCATTTGAAATGACAAATTACATCCCATTTATTCATATGTGGGAAAAAATGGAAGGTGATAATTTTAAATCGTTATATGAAAGAATTATGAAATGAATTTTTATGTGAGACAGACTGATGCCTTAGGTGATTTTTTGAATTGTATGCCTGTCTTGGCTGGTCTACATAATAAATTTGGTAAATTCAATTTGATTGTTAAACAACAAACCTCAAAGTTCAAAGGATTCAAAGAATTCTTAATGTATCAGGATTTGTTTGAGAATGTTTATTTTGATAATGAGTTTAGAGATGAAGTTATTCCACTCGACAATTGGGGCACCGAAAGGGAATATAAAAGAGACCCTAATAGACCAATCGAAACTTGCAAATATGAAAATTTCTTAAAAGATATCTATAAAATTGATTTTGAAGTTGATGATAATTTTGTATTGAAATATCCAGATTGTGATGTTGAAATCAAAGATACATATTATGTCGGTGATAGATGGGACCATTTCAGTACCGACAACAGAAGAAAATCAAACATTCTAAGATACCTTAAAGATTTTGAATTCATTGATTACAACAATGACATATTGACTAATTGTTACATCATCAAAAATTCACCAAAAACATTCATTACTAATTTTACAGGTATTGCTGTATTAGCGGACTTACTTGATAAAGAATTGTTTTGTGTCTGGAAACCAGAAGATTGGAATCCTGAATGGAGAGTTGGTGATACTATTGCGTGGGATAATGGCAAGACGGTAGAACAGATTTTTGAAAAACACTTTTACCTCAATAGAAAAGGTATTTTAGTTCGTGCTGACAAATTGGAAGAATTATTATGATTTTAAATATTCAACGTGGTGTATTTGGTGATGAATTGAAGAATGGTGATATGATTGGTGTTGCAAATGTTGTGGCTCATCTAAGAAAAGAAAATCCAAATATTAAATTTCACATGATGCCAGGTTCAGTAAGTTCTGTGGACTTTATTCAAAAGTTTTATAAATTTTTGTTGGAAAATACTGATTATTTTACAGAAACACCTGGTCAACAATCATTAGGTTGGCGTAGAGTAAACCTTTGGGACATCCGTGATATGATTGGTGATAGTGTGGTTATACCAAATAATAAAGAAATAAAAAAGAAGATTGTGGTATGTCCAGTATTTGATGCTCCATACAATCAATATCGTAACTGGCCAAAATCTGTTTTTGAACAAATATTACAGAAATATAATACAGAAGAATATGATAGTTATGAAAAGTTAATTTGTTCAAAAGAAAAGTTTAATTACGATGGTTGGATCAACAGTACCGATTTTATGGATAATATCAATCATATTATGGAAACTGAAGTGTTTATTGGTGGTGACACTGGTACTAGCCATTTTGCTTGGTCACTTGACAGAGGACCTAAAACTCTGTTATACTATAACTCTGGCCGAGGTATGATGCATTGTATGCCACCTTATTTGTTAGAGGGTAAAGGTCGTATAGTTAGATATTGGTTAGATTTTGAAGGAACAACTTGGAACAACTTGGGGGAATTAATATGAATCAATCAGATACAGCAGTGGTCGTAACTACATTTTGTGGTGAGCCAGATATAGAATTAAAAAAACATATGACCAAAACCTTGGTCAAAAGTTTAAAAGAACGAGATTTATTTGTTTGCTTGGCGGCACATTCAATAGTCAGTGAAGAAATTCAACAATATTGTGATGTTGTAATCTATGACAAAGATAATAGTTTTCAGGTCAATGGTCAACCACAAGTAAATCCAAATCACGGAGTTGCTGAATTTACATCAATACATAATGCTATTAATGCATTAGAACGTTTTGGTTTTAAAAATATTTTTAAACTTTCTTACGATTGCAATCCAACAGTAGATTACAATTACATTATAGATAAAAGTAAAAGTCATGATAGATATTTGGTTACAGGTCGTTGGCATTATGCTTATGATACAGCAGGTTCATTAGGGTTTTTCTGTGATATTGATTTTTACAAAAATATTCTACCTATTGACCGAACTACACCAAGACTGAACATGGCTATGGAAGATGTTTTATTTCATATATTGAGAGAAAGAAACTTGTTTGAATATGTTCATCTTTATGAAAACTATGAAACATATTTTGAAAATGACCATGTTCAATTCTGTCATCATGGTGGTAAAGTCGTAGAAAGTTATAATTTCTGATATGAAAACAGCAATAGTAATTACAGGAAACCTTAGAACGTGGATGAACAATAAAGAAAGTTTCATTAAGACTTTCAATCCATTAAATCCTGATATCTTCATTTCAACTTATAATCTACTAAATGGTTTTCATCCTAATGTGGCCAGCCAACATAATGCTTGGGAAGATTATGTTGTTGATAAACAGATGGTAGTGGATTCATTTAGTGGTTTGAATGTGTTAGATATTTTAGTTGAAGATTACAGAGATGTTAATGAAATATTGAGACAAGAGGATCCAAAATTTCATCCGTTGTTGCAAAATCTAAATGCAAATTGTTTTGGTCAGTATCGTAAGATAAAGCAAGCTATGAACATGGTTAAAACCAATGAAGAAAAGAATGGTTTTAAATATGATAGAATCATTAAGACGAGGTGTGACCTTGCATATATTGATAATCCTGATTTATCAATTACAGATAATAACTTTGTTTATGACCAAGGTTCAAATGCACAAAATGAATTTGGTTCCGACCATTTGCTTATTGGTAGTAGAAACACTATGTTCAATGTGACTGATTTCTGTTACAATGAATTTTATAATCCGGTTTATGAAGATAGTCAAATACATCCACCACATGGATTTCTTAGAAATGCAATTAGGTATCATAATCTGGAAAGAAATCCAAGACATATCATAAAGTATCTGTTGAGAAGTGACGGACATGAACAAACAATATAGGAATTAAAATGAAAGTAGCTATTGTATTAACAGGACACATGAGGCGTTGGAGAGAAGTTTTACCTAACTTCAAAGAGAGGGTCGTTGCAAAATATAATCCTGATATCTTCATCAGTACTTGGAACGATGAAGGATGGTATGGCCAAAATCAAAATGACCAACTTGATGGTTTTCTAAGTGGATCGTCTAAAGTATATGCCGATGAAATTCAAAAAGAGTATTCTGCCAAGGTGGTTCAGGTTGATGATTTTGAATCTATCAAACCAGATTTTGTACAAAAGATACAAAGATATCCAAACTATTTCCATCGTTCATTGAATATTTACTCCATGTTCTATAAAATGGCCAAAGGTATACATTCTTTGGAAAATTATATTCTAGAAACAGGCACTGAATATGATTTGGTTATTAGAATGAGGCCTGATATGTTTGTACACCAAGAAATGCCTGATTTTAATCCAAATGTGTTTTATACAATACATCATGCCAATCATTTAGGTCAAGGTACTGGTGATATGTTACAGGTTGGAAATTTAATGAATGTTACAAATTTCTGTAGAGCCATCTATCATTTGCCTAACATATATAATCAATTAGGTGTGTTATGTCCGCACATGACTTCAACCACAATGATTGGATTATTAAATTTACCTTGGCAACCAATTGGATTGAATAAAGAATTGGCTAGATGATAAAGAAAGAGAATCAGTATGAATAAATTAGTTATTTTTGACCTTGATGGTGTAATGATAGATTCCCGTGAAATGCATTATGAAACACTTAATGCAGCTATAACTAGAGTTACGGGTTCTACACAATATGTGATTACCCGTGAAGAACATCTATCAAAATATGATGGATTGAACACCACAAGAAAACTACAGATGTTAACTGCCGATAAAGGTATGCCTGTAGAATACTATAATGATATTTGGAGAGAAAAACAGGAAGAAACATTCAAGTTGATTCCGCATTGTCCAAAAAACACTTCAGTTCTTTGGTTAATGGAACAATTGAAGAACAGAGGTTGGAAGATTGCTGTTGCATCCAACAGTATTCGTGAAACAGTTAAGATTGCTCTTAATTCAATGAATGTAATTCAATATGTGGATTACTTTGTTAGCAATGAAGATGTTTTCAATCCGAAACCATTTCCAGAAATGTATTGGCAGTGTATGACAAAGATGAAAACTTTGCCTAAGAATACTGTCATTATTGAAGATTCACACATTGGCCGTGAGGGTGCATTAAATTCTGGTGCTCACCTTTATCCAGTAAAAGATGCATATGATTTAGAAGGGACTAAATTTTTAGAAATGATTGATAATTTTAATATTAAAGATACAACGATTCCGTGGCGTGATGAGAAATTGAATGTTCTTATTCCTATGGCAGGTGCAGGATCCAGATTTGCTCAAGCTGGTTACACATTTCCAAAACCATTGATTGAAGTTAACGGCAAACCAATGATTCAGGTCGTTGTTGAGAATTTGAACATTGAAGCAAACTACATTTTCTTGGTTCAGAAAGAACACTATGAGAAATATAATCTAAAATATTTGCTTAATTTGATTGCACCTAATTGTACAATCGTTCAAGTTGATGGAATAACTGAAGGTGCAGCTTGTACTACACTATTGGCCAAAGAGTTTATTAACAATGACGCACCATTGATTATGGCAAACTCTGACCAATATGTTGAATGGAACTCAAATGAATGTCTGTATGCTTTTAAGGCAGATTCAATTGATGGTGGTATTCTTACATTCCATGCTACACATCCTAAATGGTCATATGCTAAATTAGATGAAAATGGTTTTGTTTCTGAAGTTGCTGAAAAGAAAGTAATTTCAGACCAAGCAACAGTGGGCATTTATTACTGGAACAAAGGTTCTGATTATGTCAAGTATGCAGAACAGATGATTGACAAGAATATCCGTACAAATAATGAATTCTATGTTGCACCTGTATTCAACGAAGCGATTGGAGATGGTAAGAAAATCCGTGTCAAACAAGTTCCAGGTATGTGGGGTATCGGAACTCCAGAGGACTTGAATTACTTTTTAACACACAAGAAATGATAGTCATAGCTCACCGTGCCTTATTGGATGGTCCAGATAAAGAACTGGAAAACCACCCAAAACAAATACGATATTGTCTGGCAGAAGGAATACCATGCGAAATTGATGTTTGGTGGTACCATGACCGTTGGTGGTTAGGACACGATAAACCAGAATACGAAACTACCATTGAATTTCTATCACAAGATGGTCTATGGATTCACTGTAAGAACCTGGACGCACTAAATCTACTGAGGGAAGAAGGTATACATTGTTTCTGGCACGAAGATGATATGGTTACTTTGACCAGTTGGGGGTACATCTGGACTTATCCTAAGGTCAAACAATTATTTGCAAAAAGTATTGCTGTCTTACCTGAAATAGGTGAAGGACAATGGGACTATGTGAAAACTATGCCTATCACAGGAGTTTGTACGGATTATGTGAACAAATGGAAATCCGAAACGTATAAATAAGCTCATCGGCAACCAAAGTGTGTTGCATTTCTAGAGGTATAATCAATGTTATCATTTCAAACTTTCTTAAAAGAAGAAGCTGAAGGCTCAGAACTTAAGCATATTCATCATGCCGAAGACCGTCCTTTAATGCATGGCCATGCTGGTTTTGAACACGCACATGAAGCACTAATGAAAGCTCATGCTCACATGAAGGCCGGTGCAAGTAATAGTGACTTGACAATGAAGTATGATGGTTCTCCTTCCCTTGTTTTTGGTCATCATCCCAAAAATGGTAAATTCTTTGTTGCAACCAAATCGGCATTCAATAAAGATCCAAAGATTAATCACACGGAAAAAGATATTGATAGAAACCACGGCCACGCACCTGGACTTGCAAAAACACTAAAACACGCACTCAAACATCTACCAAAAGTAACACCAAAACATGGTGTTTATCAAGGTGATTTGATGCACCATGCAGAAACCAAACATCTACATGAAGGTGTTATTCTGGAAGCAAAAGATAGTAAAGTATCTTTTACTCCAAATACAATCACTTACACACCTAAAAGTAAAGAAGATGCCGAAAAGGTCAAAAAATCTAAAGTAGGTATTGTAGTTCATCAGAAATATAGTGATGACATGAAAAGCGCTTCACCTCATGTTGACCATCACAATTTCAAAGAACATCCAGATGTTCACATCCACGGTGCAGAACATGATACCAGCAAAGTTAAACATTCTGCTGAAAATGAGAAGAAATTTCAATCTCACATGGCTGCAGCAAAAGAACTTCATGATACACATGGTCATAAAATGTATGATGCGGTTCATCACAAACATGGTGGAGAAACAGGCCATCTATCTACATACATCAATAAAACAGTTAGACATGATGAAGTTCCATCTGTTAAAGGTTTCAAAGAACACCTACATGATGTACATGAGAAACAAGCAGCAAAAGTTAAAACTGAAAAATCTAAGGCAGAAAAAACTGGTGAGGGTAAGTCACAAATTACTCACGTAGAGAAACACAAATCACATTACGGACATTTGTTTGCGATGCATCACCATCTACATCAAGCCAAAAATGCCTTGGTAAATGCTTTGGAAACACACGAAGGACGTTACCATCTCCACATTGAAGGTAAGAAATCAAAACCAGAAGGTTTTGTTGTACACCACAACAATGAACCAACAAAATTGGTTAACCGTGCCGAGTTCGCCAAACAAAATCTGTTAAAAGTCCGTAAATGAAGTCATTTTTAGATATCCTACACGAAGAAAAGAGTGGTGAAAAACACCATGTCTTTACTTTTGGTAGAATGAATCCACCTACTACTGGTCACCTGAAGTTAATTGACAAAGTTAAAGACGTTGCCGCAAAACACAATGCAACACATACTGTTGTTACATCTCATTCCCAAGATGCAAAGAAGAATCCACTTTCCTCTTCTGAAAAAGTTAAACATCTAAAGAGATATTCACCAGGTACTAATTTCCATTCATCTTCAAAAGAACATCCTACATTCTTACATCATGCAGCCGAACTACACAAAAAAGGTGTAACTCATCTGCACATGGTAGTTGGTTCTGACCGTGTACATGAAATGAAATCTAAATTGCACCAGTATAATGGTCCACATGAAGGTGCATTATACCATTTCAAAAAGATTCATGTACATTCAGCTGGTGAACGTGATCCAGATGCAGAAGGTACAACTGGTATGTCTGGTACCAAGATGCGTGAACACGCCAAGAACAAAGACCTTGCAAAATTCAAACAAGGTATTCCACATCATGTTTCTGGTGCCCACGCAAAAGAATTAATGCACGACACAAGAAAAGGTATGGGATTACACGAATCTTACAATCGTGGTGTATTTAAAGCCATTTTTGTGACGGGTGGACCTGGTTCCGGCAAAGATGTTATCATCCGTGAAGCAATCGCAGAATCAAAAGCAGTAGAATTAAATTCAGTACAAGCTTTTGATTATCTTATGGATAAACAGAAACTTTCTGAAAAATCTAATGACTTCCGCAGAGAATCAATCAGAAATCGTGGACCTTTGATTATCAATGGACCTGCTGATGACCATTCACGCATTATTACAATCAAAGAAGAACTAGAAGAACTTGGTTACGAAACAATTATGATATTTGTTAATACGACAGATAAAGCCAGTCAGGAAAGAAATCAAAGACTGACAAAAATGATTGCCGAATCAATCAGACGAGAAAAATGGGAACTTGCTCAATCTTGTCAGGAATCTTACAAACAAAACTTTGACAATTTCATATACTTTGACAACAGTTCTGAAATTGAATCAATCGAAGAAGATATTACTGAGACTTATAAAAAAATAAATACATTTATAGACAGTAAAAATTATGGTGAAATTTCTTATTCGTGGTTGGAAAATCATGGTAAGTTGGAAGCCAATGAAAAATTTAATTATTTTAAGGAAAATTATCATGCTAAAGAAAGTACTAGATTGGTTGAAGGTAACACCAAAGGCAACACCCCAAAACTCCGTAGTGGAGGAGGCCCAAAAGCCGATAGTCCAGGAGACATTACCCCAGACAACAGAGCAGGTGACCCCAACTCCGGTGATATCAAGTGGAACGGAAACAAAAGAAGAGGTAGTTACATCTTCAAAACCTACAGCGAAGAAGCCAGTGGCCCCAAAATCAAAGTCTTCCCTAAGCCAAAAGAAAGTAACTTCTCCAAAGACAAAGAAACAGTAAAAAAGAAGAATACCGATGTTCCTACAGTAAGTCAAAGACTAAGAAATGTAACGACCATCGGTCCAGAATTTGATACACGCCAACAGGGAACAGTATACCCTATGTCTGGTCTAGGCGATGTAACATATAGAGAACAGATAGACTTTAAGAATTTTAGAAGAAAAGTTGTAGAAGCAATAGACGATCCAGGTGCTTGTGACATGGGTGTTGGTGGAACTTTAGGTGGTGCAACCAATAAAGAACCAATGCAATCATATAAAGACCAGGATAAGAATATCACAACTATAATTAAAAAGAAAAAGAAATGAAAACTTTTAAAGAATTTTTATATGAAGTTGATGCATTAACTATGAAGCAAGATGATGAGGAAATAAAGCGTCAGAAAAAACATCTAAAAGATAAAGTTAAAGAATATCAAGACCAATCAAATAGAGAAAAATCTGTTGGTGAATTTGGTGGTGCAGCGGATGCTAAAGGAAAATCATTTGAATTGGCTGCAAAGAATATTAAAGAATCTTCACCTGCATGGCAGCGTTCTGCTGGAAAAGATCCAGAAGGTGGGTTAAATAGAAAAGGTATTGCTTCGTATCGTAGAGAAAATCCAGGTTCTAAACTTTCAATGGCTGTTACAACAAAACCATCTAAGTTGGATCCAGATAGTAAATCTGCAAAAAGAAGAAAGTCATTTTGTGCCAGAATGTCTGGCATGAAAAAGAGGTTAACATCTGCTAAGACAGCTAATGATCCTGATTCTAGAATCAATAAGTCTTTGCGTAAATGGAATTGCTAAACGGAGAACAATAATGATAAATTTCAATAAAAAAGACCCAGTTGCTGACGCAATCAGAGACATTATGGAAAAAGAACTATCTACAGCACAAAAGAAAATTGCTGCGCTTGCTGGAGATAAAAAAACAATTGATGCTTTGGATTTGGCAGCTCTACGTGCTGGCAAAAAACCAACATCAGAAGAAACTGTTGAAGAAAATGCTTTTGACTATAAGAGTCCTCGTCAACCAGAACCAAATGGTGGTTCGGGTGTGAAAAAAGGTACTCGTTACGGTGGTTCTAAACAAAAAGAAAAACCAGAACAAGAAGAATCAAAAGAGAAGATGAAGGAAGAAATTGATCCTTCAGACAGAACAGAAGATACTCTTGCTGGTCGTGTAAAGACTAAACAAAAAGATGATGTAGGTCCAGGTTCAGATGGCAGAAGTACAAAAGTTAAATATCGTCCTGGTCCTATGACACTTAAAGGCATGAAAGAAAAATATGAAGAACCAATCATTGATGAATTGATTAATGAAGTTCTTTCTAAAGATGCAGATGCTGGTGATTATATTCATGATTTTATACATTCAGATAATCCAAAATTTGCTGGTAAGTCTAAAGCAGAACGTAAAAAAATGGCTCTTGGTGCTTA